AGGTCCGCCGTGAACGCCGGCCGGCGACGGCGCAGCTCGGGCCCGGTGGGCGTGACCACGGCATCGACGACGGGAACGTTGGTTCCGTAGATGCGGTTCTCTCGAACGGTCGGTCCCGTGACTACCAGAGCTGGGAGCGAGGCCAGCGCGACCGCTTGCCCGCCATTCACGCTGTCGTCGAAGTCGACCGAGGTCGTCAGGCTCACGTTGGCGATCACCTGCCGCTTGAGCTCGCGCAGCAGCGTTCGAACGAGCCGGGTCAGGTCCGCCTCTCGTGCGAGGCGAGGACGCAAGAAGCGGTACGCAGCATCGAGGCGCGAGCTCTCGTTGGCCACGGGCTGATCCGCCAAGTCCAGGTTCTGCAGCAGGACATCGACCACGGCCTCGGTGTGCGTGGGCGTGCGAACATCGAGCACTGACGTTCCGTCGGCCTCGCGGCGAAGGGCCACGACCTGGCAGCGGCTACCAATCTCGACCGCGACGCGCGGTCCAAAGCCGGTCCCGGTCAGACGAACCGAGTCGCCGCCACTCGTCGGCCCCATCGCTGGCACGACGCTCGTGATGATTGGCGTTGCCACCTACGCTCCGCCCTCGAGCAGGCCGAGCAGCCCGGCCATCCGCTTGAGGAATCGGCGCTCCGCGCCCTGGCTGAACTTCTCGAAAGCCGGGCGCAGGAAGGGTCGTGCCGGCACCTGGACGACGATCACGCCCTTGCCCGCACCACCGGCAGTCGGCGTGATCCCGGCCTTCCTCAGCATCGCGAACAAGAACCGCCGCATGGCCGGCGTGATCGGCACGATGCGCGGCGCCAGGCCAAACTCGTGCGCCTGGGCGACGTCGACGAGCGACTTGCCATTCGCCGAGCGTGCTTTGCGTGGCACGCCCACGAACGCGGTGTCGCCGTCGATCACGACCGCGATGGCATTGCGAAGGTCGCCGCGCTCGATCAGAGCCTTGGTCCCCTTGCGTCCCTTGAGCTGGCGCGTCGCGATCGTCAGCGGCGACAGTGGCCGGAGGGGCTCGCCGCCCGGAGCCTGGGAGGTGAGCCCTTCGACGATCTCCTTCCTGAGAAGGTGTGCTTCCTGGCGCAGCGCCGTGGCGGCGGCGGCCTTCACGCGCGCGGGGGCACCCGCGAGCATGCGCCGCACCTTCGCCCAGTCGCCGGTACGCTGCGCGCTCACGGTCAGGCTCCCTGGGCCGCCAGCTGCGGGGCGTTCGCGTTCAGCCAGCGGATGGCAACGAGCGAGGCTTCGTTGACGACGGCGCCATGGCGCACGGCATCGCCGGAGACCCTGAGGACCTTGGCCGCGACCCCGATGTCGGCCTCGCTGACCGCGTAGGCGCGCAGCTTCTCGGCCAGCTCCTCGGCGCCGAGCAGCTCGCCATAGCGCCACCAGTGCAGCTCGAGGTTCGAGCGGTACGCGTCCGTCTCGTACTTGGCCCGCGCCGCGTCACTGAGGAGGTAGCTGCCCATGAAGCCGAGCCCGTCGGCCTCGTACTGCACGACGTGCTGGTGCTCGTGCACCGCCGTGACGATCTGGTTCCACAGCACGTCGCTGCTTGCGCCCACGCCGATGGTGAAAGGCACGTAGATGCGCCGACCCAGGGTCGTGGACCACTCGCGCATGAAGCGCTCTCGGTCCGCGATGCCGAGTCGCGCCAGCGCTTCGGCCACGAGGTACATCTCCGGCGCGCGCCGCTTCTCGAAGACGTTGCTCTTGTAGAGGCGCATCAGGTGTCGCCACAGGCCGCGCACGATGTTCGGCGTGACGTTCGCGACCTCGGCCTTCATGGCTGCCTCGGTCACGACACGTTCTCCTCGGGCCGGCAGGTAAACTGCTCGTCGTCGAACGGGCTTGCGTCGAGCGCGCCCGCATCGGCCGGCAGCGCCACGCATACCCACGGGCGGCCCGCGTGCTCACTGATCGCACGACAGTCCAGCGCCGGGATCCAGGTCCGGTCGGTCGCGCAGATCTCGGCGACGTTGCCCTGGCAGCGCATCTGGCCCACCTGGCACACGCCGCCAAGGAGAGGCGGCCGGCAGGCCGTGAGCCCGACCCACACGATGGCGCCGACCAGGGCAACCAGCGCCACCAAGTACATCCAGCCAATCACTCGTCTCTCCATTCAGGTCTCCCTCTGCGTTGCCGTGCGGCGCGCCTCGAACGTCACGAGGAGCAGGTTTCGGCTCGGCGCTGCCCGATGCAGCCCGAACCCCATCGGTCGTGCTTCGGTCGCGTACAGCCCCGGTGGCGTGCAAATGAGCTGCACGGGCCGCCCGGCTTTGTCATAGATCCCGGCAAGCCGATCGCCGGGTCGAATCAGCGCCTCACCCGTCGCGGCGTCGACGAGGCCGAGGCGAGTCAAATCGGCAAAGTGGAAGACAAGGGCGAGCTGCGTTCGCGGCGAGCTGCCTGCCGCGTACAGCCGCTGCTCTTCGAATATTGCCGGCTCGACCTGGCAGGGCGCCCTCACGGGCGGCAGCTCGTTCCGAACGCGCTCACCTATTCCGTCGTCATCGCGGTCGACGAGGACCGGCTCCTTGAAGTCCTCGTCCATCCCGGTCACTACGCTTGGTGGCCTGGGCGGACCCGCCGCCGTTCCTCCGACGTCGAGCTGGTGCAACTCCGCCAGGAAGGCGAAAATCAGTGATCCGCGCAATCACGCCGCCCCCATCCCGCCGGGCCTTCGATACCGAGCCAACAGCCGGTCTACTTCAACGTCGCCCGTCAGTGGAACGACCTTCGTATCGAGCGGTGCCAGTCGATAGCTTTGGTCGCGCGTGGATTCCTCGACAATCCGACACCTCTGCCGTACCTCCATGCCGCCGTCGCCCTCGCCCAGCTTGGGCAGGAGCTGCAGCGCGAGGATCATGGCCGCCCGACGAATCGCGAGCGGCGTCCGCCCGGCAGGGGTCCAATCTGGCTCGGTGTAGCCCCAGAGGCCCGCAGCCACAACGCCGCCAGCCACGCGCGGGAACACGCGCCCGTGCTTCAGGCGGATGCTGGGCGCCACGAACCACGGCGCTACGGGAGCGCCCTCAACTTCATACTCCTCCGCGTCGACCTCCCCGCCGCACACGATCAGTCGATCCAGTTGGATGGCGGGTACCGGTGGTTCGACCACCAGCGTCCCCCGGCCATCCATGTGCAGCGTCATCTCGCGCGGCTCGAAGAACCACCCGGTCACGCGATCGATGACCGCGGACGCCTCCGTCAAGGCCAGGACGATCCGGTCGTCGGAAGCCATCTCGGACGTCACGCCCTCGGCGCGCAGGTTGGCGACGGAGGCGTACATGTCAGACGCGGTCCTTCTTCGGCTTGTCGGCCTCCACCCGCGGAGCCGCGGCTGCGACTGCGGCCCCGGCAGCGGCCGGCGCACGCGAAGGCGCGACGGCCCGCAGGTCTTCGCTGGTCAGGTCGCCTCGGCCGACGGAGACGCGCGTCGCCTCGAGCGCATTCTTTCGGGTCTTGGCCTCGCTCTCCTCGCGCGCATCGAGGGCCTTCGCTTCATCGTCCGTCTGGACGTCGAACGCTGACGGCGAGTGAGGGTCGTGCTCGACCTGCCGGACGCCGGCGAGGTAGTCCGCTACCTGCTTCTCGACGCGGTACCAGCCGCGCTCCTCCTGGAACTTGATGCCCTTGTACGTGAAGCGACGCAGCACGAAGCCACGGCGCGGGTCGTACGGCTTGAGTCGAACGAGCAAGGTCTCCAATGCGCACTCCTTTGCAGGGCTGAATCGAATCGAGGATCACAACTGGACGTTGATCGCTTTGGCCACGCCCGACTCCTCCGAGAACCGAGCGTCGAATCGCAGCGTGGCGACGATCTTGAGGACGCCTTCGGAGATATCGCGGCCAGTCTCGATGCGCATCTGCCGCCAGATTCCGACATAGATATTTTGCGGATTGGTCAGGAGCACCGTCGTTCGATCCTGCTGCGCGCCCAGGTTCTCGGGCCACAGCGGCACCGGTGCCAGTGGCACGCCCGAGTAGAGGACCGGCGCATCGCCTTCGAGGAACTTGTCGCCGACCGCCGTCGCGCGCTCCGCGAGCAAGTTGCGATAGTCGAGGTCCGCGTCGACGCTCGTGAGGAACCGCATGGCCTTCTTGTCGCGCAGGTGTTCCGATGGCAGCGACTTGATCAGGTCGTTGAGCAGATTCTTCGAGATCGGTGCCCCCGCGGCGTCGACGACGTTCGACTGCGCATGCACCAGGAGGCCGTCCATCTGCGCCAGGAACGGATCGGCCGAGGCGGTGTTGCCGCTGATGACCACCTCCTCCATGTCGCGCGCAATGGCCTGCGCGAGCATCTCCATGATCGTCTGGCGCAGTTCGCCCTGCTCGACGTTGTCCTCGAGCACCTCATCCGACAGGCGCACCTCCGCCTTGAAGAGCTTGGTGTCGAGCTCGACCCGGGACAGATCTGGGCGCGTGCGCTCGGCTTGCGTGAGCGCCGTCGCTTCGCGCCCAGGGCGCAGGACGCGGCTGCCGAACTTGATCCGGGAGATTTCCTCCTTGGGCGCGGCCATCGGGGCGACCGTCACCATCTGCAGGAGCACGGACTCCTTGATGAGCAGGCGCATGAACTTCTTCGCCTGCGAGGGCTTGAGGTAGCCGCCGCCGGTGGTCAGGTCGGCGACCGCGAGATCAGCCTTTTCGAGGAGGCTGCGGTTCGAGATTGTCATGGGGCTCCCTGGAGCTGCCGCGTGAGACCAAGGTCGTTTTGGGGAACTTCACTCATTAGATCTGGTGGAACGAGACGTCCTTGCCGACGTTCTCTCGGTCGAGCGGGCGGTTCATATTCAGCGGCCAAGTCGCATCGTCGTCCTCGGCGTTGGCCCGGCGCGTCCGCTCTGATGTCGGGATGCTGTTCGGCATGCCGAACCGCTTCTCGAGCTTCACCAGCCGCTGGCCTTGCTCCTTGATCGCGTCCGCGATCCCGGCAAGTGCCTTGGTGATGGCGTCGGTCGCTGGCGTAGCAGTACCGGTGCCACCGGCTCCGGCTCCAAGCCCGGCTCCGGCTGCAGTCCCCGCTCCCGCTCCAGTCCCCGCTCCCGCTCCCGCTCCGGCCGCGGCTTCGGCCCCGGCTCCGGCTCCGGCTCCGGCGGCATCCGTCTTCGCGGCGGTGATCAGCTGCGCCTTGACCTGGCCGAGCAGCTCGCGAACCGACTTGAGGACGTCCTCCGCCTTCCGGCTGGCAGTCGCCGCCTCTTCTTCGTCGTCTTCCTCCTCATCATCCGCCGCGGCTGCATCGCCGCCTTTCATGGCGGTCGCCGGGTCTACGCCCGCGGCCTGGGCCAGCTGCTGGGCCACATCTTGGAGGTCGGCAACGATCTGGTTCAGCGTCTCCGGATCCAGATCGCCGTCAGCGCCGAGTTGCTCCACCGCTTGCGTGAGCCCATCCAGTGCAGCGACCGCACTCGTGCGCAGCGTGGCTGCATCCACCGTCGCAGCCTTTGCTGCGGCGGTCACACCGGTGCCGGCAGCCCCGTCGTTGTCCGTCTCGTTCTCGTTCTCGTGCCCCATATCACTCCTTTTCACGATCAGGAACTGGTACTCATTCGCCGCTCGGTCCACGAGCGACACCTCTTCCACGACGATGTCCACGAGCCGATGCACATCGGCCCCGGCCGGGTCGCCTTGCTGCTGGGTCACAGTGCCTCCTGCGACGAACCTGCGACCGGCTCTCCCGGCCGGTCTGCTGGCGGGTTGGGCTCGGGCGCGCGTCGAGCTGAACCGCCGATGGAGAAGCCGGTGAGTTGACCGCTCTTGACCTGCGTCCACAGCTCGTCCGAGAGAATGCGCACCGCGAGAAGCCAGGTGCCCTTGCGAACCCCTACGCCGCCGAGCTCGACGTCGCTCGGCGCGAGGTAGCTCTCCAGGATCTTCACCTGGCCGTTCACGCGGTAGCGATGCATGACGCCCAGGCCGCCGAAGTCCTCCAGGAAGCGATGCGCCGCCTGACGCACTTCGTCGGTTGAGTAGGTGTCACCCTGCGCGTCCACGATGTCCGGCTCGAGGACCACACCGAGTACGAACTGCTCGTCGCCAGGATCGGCGCCCTTGATGAGCGGGATCGTCTTCTCAAATTCCTCGGTCAGGAGGTCGCCATCGGTCTCGTCGCTCCCGTCCACCAAGAGCCCCTCGAGCGACTTCTTGGTCGGCTCGTAGTTCGTGACCAAGAGCTGGGTGAGCATCTTGGGCCCGCCCACACCGCGCATCGATGCGATGGTCCGCGGCGTGCGGATGCGCTTGACCAGGAAGTCCGACTTGGCGAGCAGCTTGGGCAGCTCACCGCGGATCCCGTAGGTGATGAGGAACTTCCCCTTCAGCGACTTCAGCACGTCGAAGAAGGTGTGCTCGTCGAACTTGCCCTCACCAACGTGGACGTCGTAGCCGACGTACGGCGGATCGAGGAAGAACGCGGTGTCCTTGCCGTCGAACTTCGACACGACCTTGCGGTAATCACCGCCGAAGACCTGGACCTTCTTCAGCCTCGGCGCGAACTGCTCGATCCGGTCGACGGTGCGTGCTTCGACGCCCTGCACCGATGGGCTGAAGCTCTTGCCACGCATCTTTCCGTACGAGAAGTGCGTGGTGTAGAGGAACTTGTGCAGCCAGGCGACGTCGTCAGTAGGGGACGAGGCGACCAGCTGCTTGTAGGTCGCCTCGTCCCCCGTCCACTTCCGCGCTCGCAGCTTGGATAGGTCCTTCGAGTTGAGTCGCTTGATTGTCTTGTAGGCGCGAACGATCTCCAGGTCGGCGTCGTTGATGGCCTCGAGCGCTACCGGCTCCTTGGCGAAGAGCACGGCCGCCGAGCCGGCGAACGGCTCGACGTAGGTCTTGTGTGCCGGCAGCATGGCGGCCAGTCGCTTGGCGAGACGCTTCTTGCCGGCCGGGGAGGACCAGATGGTCTTCTCGACCGGCTCGACGCCGCCTGTGCTGAGCACGATGCGGGCGCGCTGAATGGCCTTGCGGAGGGTTTGGGTGGGGGTGTCCATCGTTGCTTGCCCAATAGAGGCAAAGGCACGAGGACCCCGAAAAGGGACACCGCGACTGTCAGAAAAGTGGAGTCGAACTGCTTCTGCAGCGGCCGTGGAACGGCGGGGCGGTTACACCAAGTGCCGACAGCTCGTGTTCGCTGCGAGCACTCGCGTACTCACCGCGGTCATCCCGCTGCCCCACGCCCGAGCGAACCACCTCCGCCACCAGCACCTCATCTTCGCCGCGCGCGACATACAATCGGCGTCGGCCACTGGTCTTGTCCATGCCCTCGCGGACCCAAGGCACAGCGGCCTTGATGTCGTTTGGGGCTGCGAGCCGTTCGACATGTTCGAAGCGTGCGAGTGCGTTGGCGACGCTGAAGACCTTTCCATCCATGAAGCGGCAGATCGCGGTGGTCGCTTCATCGAGCACAGCCGAGATCTGGTAACGCTGGATGCCAGCTTCGGCATAGGACGACATCTGACCATAGGAGCGGCTGTTTGCCGTGAAGGCGCTGGCCACGATGTCCCAGTACGATCCGCCACGACCGGTCAGCACCGCCTCGAGCTCTTGCTGCAGGTCGCGCGAGATGTCGTCGTTGCCGAGACCGTGCTCGAGCCCACGGGCAACGATGTCGCGCGCGCGCCGCCCGGCCTCCTCCTGCCGTCGGCCGTACTCATCCGTCACGAAGAGCGTTTGGCTGTTCGCGGCGTGATGAATGATTCGTCGATCGAAGGCATTGAAGTTGGCGCTGATGGCGAGGTGCTGGTGCTCACGCGCGTCGCGGCGCGTGGCGGCGAGGATCCGATCGGCCTGCCGGCCGAATACCGCCTGCACCTGCCCGGGCACCGCTGCGGTAGCGCGGCCCGCATCGGCCATGGATCGAGCAACCAGGTCCCGACGCTGTCCTGCCGTGGTTCGATGCCAGTCCACGTCGAGCACGCGCAAGGCAATGCGCAGCGCCTCAGCCTCGGCCGCACTCGAGTGCCGCCGCAGCTCGGCAGACAGCTGCGCCACGGCGAGGTCGAAGCCACCACGCGTGTGCAGGTCGAGCGCCTTCTCGATGCGCAGACCATAGTATCGCTCGAGCAGGTCGTCAGCGACCTCGCGCGCCAAGCGGATGAGCGCCTCGTAGTCGGCGTTCGCAGGAGCACCGGAAGGGAGAGCGTTCACTCACGCTGCTCCTCGCGGGGCCGAGGGACGTCCTCGCCCTCCGCGTACCGACGTGCCAGGTCCAGGCGCTCCGTCGCCAGCCGCTCCTCTTCCTTCACGAGTTCCTCGCGGAGCTGGAGCAGCCGTCGGGCGTCATCGACCAACGTGGACTTGCCGGGCAAGGCGCCGCCGGCGCCGCTGGGGCGTAGGTCCTGAACTCCGTTCTGGATGCCCGCGAGCGTCAGCGTGATGGGCCGCTTCACCCAGTCGTAGTGCAGCTTGGCGAACTGACGGTTGAAGATGTCGCTCGCGAGCAGGCGACCTTCCTCCGGGGTGAGCACACCGACACGCACGAGCTTCTCGACCATGTCGGTCAGTCGTTCCGGATCGCGCGTCACCGGCGTCTGTGACAGGAAGCGCCAGAACCGGATGCCCATGTCGCCGAGGAGCTTGTGGTTGATGACGTGATCGAACTCGTCACGCTCGGGCTGGAACACTTGGTCCTCGGCCAGGCGGATCGCCGCCTCTGCCAGCGACCGGTTGAGGCCCGAGGTCTCGCCGCGCAAGATCTCTGGCAGGCGGAAGGCGGCGCCGACCTTGTCCATGTTCCGCTTGTCGTACTCGGAGAACAGCTGGTCCTGCTGCTGGGCATTGGTCAGCGGTTGGAACTCGACCTTGGCCTGGCTGGCGCCCGGGCCACCAGCTCCCTCTGCCTCGACGACCAGGATCTTGTGGAAATTCTTCTTGCCCTTCAGGTGCTCTTCGATGAACCGCTCGATGCGCTGAACCGACTGGTCGGCCAGGCGGCCGCCGGAAACGAGCAACGCGAGCGGTGGCACCGACTTCGACTCGAAGTAGTCGTAGTTGGTCTCTTCCATGCTCCTGCTCCCAAGAACTGACAACAGGTTCCCAATCCATCGCGGCACGCCGTAGGGCGAGCGCGACGACGGGAGGAAGAAATGCAGGATCTCCGTCGCGGGGGCTTCGCCTTCTCGGTCACGCACCAGCGCCGCCTCGTCGGCATAGACTCGCCCGGTCAGGCGAGAGATGGCCCGGGGGTCGCCGAACGCCTTGAAGTACATGCGCTCGGCCTCCTGGATCTGGACGAAGCGGCGCAGGCGTCGGCGGGTATCCACGGTCTCGATCGCCACAGGCGAGATGTGCACCGTCTCCTTGATGTCGACTGGCGCTGGATCGAGAGGTAGCAGGCGCATCGTGTATGCCGGCACGTAGACGAAACGGGCGATCTCTCCGCGCCCGTTGCGCAGGACCTCCCAGTACGCGTTGCCGGTGATCTCGAGGTCCTGGCGGGTCTGCCGGCGCAGACCCACGAAGGACGAATCGAAGGCACAGCTCGCGAAGAAGGACGCCAGACGTGCCTTCTCGACCCGGGCCAGCTGCACGAGCTCGGCTCTGCGTGCCACCACCTCTTCGGGCATCGGCTCGAGAGGCTGTCCGGCGCCGAGCTCGCCGCGATCGCGGGCAGCCGCTCGTTCGAGGTAGATGCAGTCGGCCACGCGTGCGTCGGCGTCCTCGGCATCGAAGTCGATCGCCGGCTCGAGGCGGTGGCCGAAGCCGTCGATGTTTGTGCCGTACGCGTCAACGTTCGGACGCAGGCTGTTCGAGTGCTCGAACAGAATCACGAGCGTGAGCGGGTCATAGGGTGGTTCGAGGGCGCCGGCGTCGGCGAAGGCCTGGCTGGCCGCGTCGCCGCCGGGTTTGCTCGCGGGGTCCTGCACGTCGGGCCCGATGATCGTCGCCTTGACGATGCTCTCGACGTTGCCCGGGTCCATTGATTCGTTGCTCACGCTCTGTCTCCTCCGATGATGCGTACCGAGACCACCGCGCCGCCGCGATGCTCGGGCAGGCGTTCCTTCTGGCATGCCAAAGCGATGGCCCAGAACTTGTCAGCGTGGCCGCCGCGCGCGGTACGCTCCGAATCGAACGTCACCTTGCCCGACGGCAACACGCGCTTCTTGATGGAATGGATCTGCGACGTCAGATCACGCAGTCGCGGCAACACGACCTGGCGGCGCTGCAGCGCGATCTTGAAGTCGGTGGCCCAGCGCTCTTTGTTGGTGTTGGTGAAGTCCTCGGCGACGACTTGGGGATAGTCGCGCGCGAGGTTCTCGGCGAGGTTCATGCCGATGCCGCTGTGGTCGATCGACAGGCGCGCCACGGGCAGCACGTTGAGCAGCCGACGCAAGTAGGCCTCCTGCTCGTTGAACGGGGTCTGTACGAAGCTGCGCTGGAGGCGGCAGGTGTGGTGGCCGTCCACGTCTTCGAAGAGGGCCAGCTCGGATCGGTCCCTCGTCCGACCCACGTCGTAGCCAGCGACGATGCGCCCGCGCGGCATGGGCAGCTCGTCGATGTCCTCGGCGAGCTGCAGCTCGTCCGAGGTGTTGGGCAGGATCAAATCGTAGGGGAAGAACGCATACGATTCGTCGACGAAGTTCTTCTCCAGCTCCTGCTGAAAATCCTCGAGGGCAAGGCTGTCGTACTGCTCGATGATGCTCGGGCGTCCGAAGCGCGCCACGCGCTCCTCGGTGGACATTGCTGGCGCCTCGACGGCGGCACCCTTCACGTCCAAGCTCAGGAATCGACAGAGCCACCATGGGACTTCCTGCCGCCAGTGGTGCGGGTAGCGCCTCAGCTCCTCGGTCGCGATCTCCCAGAAGACGCCGCGGCGCCCGAGTGGCGTGGAGCAGCCGGTGAGTTGTCCCTTGCCGCGAAGGATGAGCGCGGTCGAGCCGCGGTAGACGTCCCGGTCATTGATGTAGTGCGCCAGCTCGTCGAGCACGATGTCACCGCGCTTGCCGCGCGGCGCTTTCGAGGGGTTGGAGATGATGCGCGACAGTCGCCGATGGCTGGAGTTGGATTCGAACGCGAGCTCGGTCTTCGAGTCGACGACCAGCCGTTTCTGGAAGGCCAGCGGCAGGCTCTCGTAGACCTGGCGGGCGATGTGAATCTTCTCCTTCGCGTCCTCCAGGTTGTAACTCACGAAAATTCCGGTGTGGTTGTCGCGGAGGTGACAGCGGCCCAATGCCTCGAGCGCAAACGCGAACGAGAATCCGACCTGGCGCGACTTGGTCACCCACCGGAAGCGGCTCCGCTCGCGCATGAAGGCGAGCTGGTACGGTTCGAACACGATGGGCTCGTCCTCGAACTGACCCAGCGACGAGATGAAACCGGCCTCCGTGGCCAGCGTACCGACGAGCTCGGCCTCGCTGCGCTTGACGATGGCGAGAGTCATGAACGCTCTTCGGCGTCGGAATGCACTTGCTTGTGCGATCCGCTAAGAGCGTTGATGGCATCCACCACCGACGGAGAAAGGACCGAATGACCGCCTACGCCGAGAATCTCACCCGCGCCCCACGCACCCTCACCGAGCGCGAGGTCGCCCTCTTGCTCAAGGTCACGGGAGAACACCGCGACGGCTTCCGCGACCACGTCGTCTTCGCCGTCGCCCTGGGCAGCGGCCTGCGCGAACACGAGATCGTCGCTCTCGACGTGGGTGACGTCTTCGACGCCGAGGGCCGCGCCCGCCGCCGCGTGCAGCTGCGCGTGTTCAAGCGGTCGAGTGGCGGCGACAGCGGGCAGGAGATCGTGCTCAACGACACCCTGCGCGCCAAGCTGGAGAAACTGCACCGTCTCAAGCGGCACCTCGGCGAGAGCGTCGCCGCCGACGCGCCGATCTTCGTCAGCCGCAAGCGCAAGCGACTGTCCTGCCGCCAAGTGCGGAACAGCTTTGCGGTGTGGCAGGCACGCGCCGGTCTCGAGCGGCGCTTCCACTTTCATGGATTGCGCCATACCGCGTGCACCAGCATGTACCGGCGGACGCGCGACATCCGGCTGACCCAGAAATTCGCGCGGCACCGGTCGATCATTTCGACGTCGATCTACACGCACCCCGGTGACGACGAGCTGGCCCGCGCGGTCCAAGACCAGCCCTGCTGACAGCGTCGGCGCCCGCGTCGCAGCCACTTGCACCACGGGACCGATCAGCCCGCGTGGTGGAGTCCGTTCGGTTTCCGTGCTCGCCTCGTTCGGTTTTGCAAAACCAGCCCCTATCGAGAACGACCCCAGCACCCGCGTTTCGGGCCTCGAGCTCGGCGGAAAATCGACCTCCCCCCCGGTGTCCGTCCATCGACCCGGGAGGCGGCCCACGTTCCGCCGCCACTCCCGAGGCGCCGGGGCACTCCGGATGGCCGCTTCTTGTCCAAAGCGGCCATTCGCGATGCGGGGCGTGCGGGCTTCCGCGGGTTTAGCCACTCCGGAACGGGCTGATCGTGAGGTTGCGGATGGCCGCTTTCCCTGGGCTGGCGCGCGAGACGAAGCCCACCGAGCACATCGATCTACTGACGGCGACCGGCGGGCTGCGTCGCAGCGCTCCAACTCGTCCGCGCCAGGCGGCCAGGTGTGCTCCACCGAGGGGCGCACCAGCTCGCCGTGTGCCGGCATCGCGCGAACCGGTGCGTAACCCGGCGACATCACGAGGACTCGTCCTGCTCCGAGGAGCTCCCGCTTCTAGAGGATTTCCAGTCGCTCGAGCTCGAGCGGCCAGGCGCTTCGCCCTCGAGTTGCGCGTCGTCGCCGGGTTCCTCGGCTATGTACGCGAGTTCAGGGATATCCGCATCGGCTTCGACCGGCTCGCCGGGGCCGTCCGTGTGTTCCCGTTCGGTTGTGACGGGTCGAATCTCGATATCTC